CTAGCGCCTCGCCATCACACCGCAGATGCGGCCGATGATGTGGAGCTGGTCGAGGTTGACCTCGTCCGTTTGAAGCGCGGGGTTGTCGGAGATGATCCGGACCCGAACCGGCTGGGAGAACGGTACGCGCTGCAGGCGCTTGATCTGAGGTTCGGAGTAACCGTCTGAGATGGCGTAAACGGTGTCGGCCACAAGCCTGGTCTGGGAGAGATCGACGATGACCCGGTCCCCAGGCTGATAGGTCGGCTGCATCGAATCTCCGACAACCTCCATGACAATGGTCCTGGCCGCATTCGCTTCCATGACTCCCACCAAGAACGCTTCGGGCAGCACCCACTCGGCCACCACGCGATGTCCGCTCATTCCACCATTGCCGCCGATGGTCAGCATCTGGCCAACCGTCCCTTCACCGGCACCGAGACGGACGTCGATTTCCGGCCGGGCGCCGGCGATGCGCGGCTTCCAGGTCTCCTGGGAATAGCCTTCGTCGTTCTCGTCTGCGTCCGGGTCGTAGGAGTTGACGAGGCCCTTGGGGCTGGACGTTTTCGGCGTTTTGCCATGACCGCCCAAAAGCCAGTCCAGCGATACGCCTGACGCCGCGGCTATCGCTAGCAAGTCAGAAGCGCGCGGCTCAGTGGGTCCTTTGATCCAGCCGTACATGGTCGTTTTTTTGATGCCTGTTTTTTCCGCCATTTGTGGAATGCCGCCCAGCATATTGGCGGCCTCTTCGATGCGGCTCCCTAATTCATTCATCCGAATTTTCGTACTAATTCAGTTATTCGGATTGACCGAATACGAATTCTCGTACAAACTCCCCTCGTTCGCAGAATTACACCATCAAGAAAAGGAGGTCTGAACACCTCCATTTCTAGAACCCGGAGCTCACTATGCCCGCGACCGAGGATAGAGTCGATCCGCTCGTCAAAGAGCAATCCCGCATCAAAGCCAAGCTGCTCATGGCCGGCATCACGCTCGCCGATATCGATCGCACCTATCATCTTTCCAGTGGCACGGCACGCAACACCATGCGCGAGCCGAACACCAAAGGCGAACGTGCGATCGCCGCTGCTCTCGGAACCCGGCCACACCTTCTGTGGCCCAGCCGCTACAGGCCGTCCGGTCAGCGACGATCACCCCAGAATTGGACACGGGTTCCGACTCTTGAGCAACGCCGAAACGAACAGGCGGCATAGACATGAAGCGGAACCCGTTTTTCCCCGAGTTTTCCGCCGACAGGCAGATCCCGACGCATGTGGTCCTGATCCTCGGATCGCTGCTCACCGGCATCGCGCTCGTCCTCTTCGCCCATCTGTTTCTGTAGGAGCAAGACCATGAACCGCTACAGCGAGACCGAGCTTTACGATCTCACCTTCCGGGTGTGCGTGGCATCGGTCAAACAGGCATTCCCGCACATTCCCGTGGCCAACATCATCGACCCGCCGCGCGGACAGTTCGACGCGACGCTTGCCCGGCAGATCGCCATGCATCTGATGATCGGGCGTTTCGGTCTTGCAAAGATGCGTGCGGGCAAGCTGCTCGGTCGCAAGCGCACATCGATCAACCGGGCGATCGAGATCGTCGACGCCCGGCTCGAGGACGCAGAGTTCGAAGGCCAGTACCGGATCATCGCGGACCGTGCCGTCGCCATGTTCGACGACAGACTGCGGGAGGCCGCGTGATGGCGATCTTCAAGACCATGCGCCTTGCTGACATTCACGTGCCCGAGCGACTGCGGGAAGTGGATGACGATTATGCACTCGCGATCCAGGCGTCGATCGTCGAGCATGGGCAGTTTCAGCCGGTGCTGGTGCGGCAAACGCCGAACGGCAAATGCGGCCACACTCTGGTTGCAGGCGCCACCCGGTTCCGCGCCATTGAATTGCTGGACGATTCGGAGGCGGAAATTGACACGGCGGTGGTCAAGGCCGACGGCCATGAGGCGGTACTCATCGAGATCGAGGAGAACCTTTTCCGCAACGATCTGTCGGTGATGGACCGAGCGGTTTTCGTCCAGACCTATCGTGACATGTGGGAGAAAACCCGGGGCGAGATCCGCCCAGGAAAGAACAACCTGCCTAATAGTGCCAAGTTGGCACAATTAGGTAACTCGCCTGTCGACCTCGTGGCGAAGGAGGCCGAGATTGGCTTTTCCAAAGCCTGCGCCGACCGCCTCGGCGTATCGCGACGCGCCATCTTCCGGCTCAATACGATCGCCCAGAACCTGCCGCGCGAGGTTCGCCTGGCGATCAGCGGGACCAGAATCGCCGACAATCAGAGCCAGTTGCTGGCGCTGGCCAAGCTGGAGCCTTCGAAGCGCGCCAAGGCGCATGTCGCGATCCGGGAGAGCAAGGGCGACTTCAGGGCGGCGATGAATCTGCTGGAGCCGCCGGCCAAGAAGCCGGACCCAGAGATGCAGATCCTGTCGCGGCTGATCGACAGCTGGGAACGGGCCAAGCCCGCCACCCGCAAGAAGTTCCTCTCCCATGCCGGCCTTGTCGCGGCGCCGAAAGGCGGTGCGACATGATCAAGACCCATCCCGACCAATTGGGCCTGTTCGAGGACCGGCTCTATCCGGACCGGATCGAAGTCGCATCCGTCGACCTCGACCGCTTCCGCTCCGAGATCAAGCGGGCGATGTCACGGGCCATCCGCGAAAGCGGGCTCGACCGGCAGACGATCGCCGCGCGCATGGCGCAGTATCTTGGCCTGCCTAACCTGTCGAAAACGACGCTCGACGCCTACACGGCCGAGAGCAAGGAAAGCCACGACATCAGCCTCCTGAGGTTCTCGGCCTTCGTCCATGCGACGGGGGCCAAATGGCTGTTCGACCTGGTCGTGTCGAAGGCCGGCATGACGGTGCTCGAGGGCTCCGAGGCCAAGTTTGCCGAGATCGCCCGGCTCGACCAGGAGCGGCGCTCGATCAATGCGGAGCTGAGGAAGCTGCGCGCCCGGCCTGTCGAGCCCAAGGGTTGGAGGCGGCGCACATGACGATTTCCCTGATCGGACAGATTGCCGAGGTCGATCGCGAGATCGCCAAGCGGCACGAGGTTTACCCGAGGCAGGTGGCGGCAGGCAGAATGAAGAAGGCTGAGGCTGAGCTGCTGATCGGCAGAATGCAGGCGGTGCGGGCAAGCCTCAAATTTCTCCAAATCCATGAGGCCGACATCCGCGCGATGATCGCAGCCAAGCGGGCGAGCCGATCATGAAGCAATATTTCAGCCCGAAGGAAATCGCCGAGGCCGCAGGGTTGTCCGAGCGAGCTGTCAACAAGATGGCCACCAAACACCACTGGCGGCATCAGGCCGGCAAGGCGCAAAAGCGAGACGGCAGCGGCGGCGGCTGGGAATACCACCTGTCGCTGCTGCCGCACTCCGCGCAAGCGCGGCTGAAGATGGCGCAGGCTACCACTTCCAAACCGGATCCGGCTGCTGACGCCCGTTCGAAATTGTGGGCTGATTACGAAGGCCTCTCGAAGGACCGGAAAGCGGCTTGCGAAACGCGTTTGAAGGTGGTGGCTGAGGTCGCCAATCTGATCAAGGGCGGGCTCGGCGAAACGGCGGCGTGTGCGCTTGCGGCCGAGACCCACAAGGTCAGTCCGCGCGCGATCCGCAACTGGCGGGCGCGTATCGCGGGCGTCGAACGGCAGGACTGGCTGGCGGCGCTTGCGGATCAATATAGGTCGGCGTCAAGCTTCGCGGAATGCGACGCAAAGGCCTGGGCGGCGCTCAAGAGCGATTATCTGAGGCCGGAAGCCCCGGCGTTTTCGGCATGCTATCGCCGCATGAAGTCGGCCGCAGCCGAACGGGGCTGGGCACCGATCCCGGCGGAGCGGGCGCTGCGGCGGCGGCTTGAGGCGGAAGTTCCCCGGCCGGTGATGGCCGCGGCCCGGAAAAAGCGCGATGACGTCAAGAATCTCTATCCGGCGCAGCGCCGTGATCGCTCGATGCTGCACGCGATGGAGGCCTTCAACATGGATGGCCACAAGCTCGACGTATTCGTGCGGCTACCAGGGGTAAAGCTGCCTGTCCGCGTCATACTGGTTGCGCTGCAGGACCTCTATTCGGGCAAGATAGTCGCCTGGCGGATATCGCCTTCGGAAAACAAGGACACGGTGCGGCTGGTCATCGGCGACATGGTGACCCGGCACGGTATCCCCGAGACATTCCTGCTCGACAACGGAAGGGCCTTTGCCTCGAAATGGATCACCGGAGGCACGAAGACACGTTACCGTTTCAAGATCCGTGACGAGGATCCCAACGGCCTTCTGACCGCGCTGGGGATCAATGTAGTCTGGGCGACGCCGCATGCGGGTCAGTCCAAACCGATCGAACGGGCCTTCCGCGATCTGGCCGAAGAGATTGCCAAGCATCCGTTCTGCTCGGGCGCGTATACCGGCAACACGCCGGACGCAAAGCCCGAAAACTACGGCAACAGCGCCATTCCGCTCATGGATTTCAAGGTTCACGTCGACCGGATGATCGCTGAGCACAATGCACGGCCCGGCCGCACCGCTGCAAACTGCAAAGGCCGCTCATTCGACGAGACCTTCACCGCATCGCTCAACGATCCGGCGACGCTTGTGCGCTGGCCAACCGAGAACCAGCGCGCGCTCTGGCTTCTCGCAGCCGAGCGGATCCGGACCAAGAAGGGCTCGGGCGAGATCGAGATTTTCGGCAACCGCTATTGGAACGAGGCGCTGAACGCGATCGCGGGAGACCGGGTCACGGTCCGGTTCGATCCGGATCATCTGACCGATCCAATCCGGGTCTATGACGCCAAGGACAATCTGATCTGTGTGGCGGACTGCATCGCCGACACCGGTTTCTTCGACACGGTTGCCGCGCGCGACCATGCTGCCAAGCGCAACCTGCTGACCAAGACGATCCGCGAGAGCGCGCGGCTCCATGCCGAGCTGTCTCCCGATGCGCTGGCCGAAATCTACGGAGCGGGCAAGTCCGCGCTCAAGCCGAAACCGGAACCGCCCAAGTTCAAACGTGTCGCAGGCGGCGGCTTGCGGGCTCAGCCCTCAATGGAAACCTCTGCCGAGTGGGACGAGGCGGCAGAAGCCGACTTCTCCCGCGCCATGCGGAGGCTTGAGGCAAACATCATCGACTTCCCCGTCAGCGGGGAGAAACTGGGCCGATAAGTGTCGTGTATGGCCCAAAAAAACGGGCGGGTAAAACCCCGCCCAAGCAATCTAGCAAGGACAAAATAGATGAATGACACGACAAGCACAAGTGGACAGTCCCCCGCAACTGGATGGAGCCTTCCGGTCGCCCATCCGGACATCTCCGGCAATCGTCCGGGGCGGTCCGAACAGGATCTGCAGCGCTGGATACAGCTGACCGCCAAGGTGGCGGAAATCGGCCAGCTCAACGGCTGGAGCAAGTCCAATGTCGCCCAGCGCATCGGCATGGCGGACGGCACGTTCAACCAGTGGTTCTCCGGCAAATACGAAGGCCGGCTCGAAACCCAGAACGAGAAGGTGGAGCGCTGGATCGCATCGGCGGAGGAAATGTCGGGGCTCGCCGCAACCGTTCCGGTGAGCCCGGGCTTCATCCTGACACGGACAGCAAGCGAGATCACCGAAACGCTGCTGTTTGCGCAGATGATGCCCGATCTCGTGACGGTCACCGCGACGGCTGGCAGCGGCAAGACGATGGCCTGCTGCCAGTTCGCCAACACCCGCCCCAACGTTCACATGGTGACCATCTCGCCGCATACGAAAACCGTGCACGGGATGCTGGTCGAGCTCGCGGACGCGCTCAACATCACCCAGCATAATCCGGCCAAGCTGGTGCGCGCGGTGGGGCGGCGGGTGCTCAACAACGGGTCGGGCTCGCTGCTCATTCTGGATGAGGCGCAGAACCTGGTCGACAGCGCCATCGATCAGCTCCGGCATTTCGTCGACATCTACTCCTGCGGCGTGGCGCTGGTCGGCAACGAGGAAATCTACTCGCGGTTCACCCGGAGCATCGATGGGCCTTCCTATGCCCAGATCAAGAGCCGGATCGGCAAGCGACTGAGGCTGTCCAAGCCCCGCGCTGAAGACATCAACGCCCTGCTGGACGCCTGGGCGCTCACCGACGCGGAGGTGCGCAAGGTGCTGACCGGCATCGGCATGAAGCCGGGCGGGCTGCGCCAGATCGACAAGACGATCAAGCTGGCGGGCATGCGCGCCGCCGGTGCGGGCAAGCCGATCGATGCGGCCATGATCCGCGCCGCCTGGGCGAACCGCGACGTGGAGGGCATGTGAGATGGCCGCGCTCTCGCGCACCTCGCCAATCAGCCGCGAGATCGGACTGATCGCCGAACTTGTCTCGCAGAACATGACCGAGGACGGGTTCACGCTGCCCGGGGACAAGGCCGCAGTGCTGCTCAAGAGGCTTGAGCTGATCAAGCGGGCGATCGCCATGCTTGAGCACGAGCTTGGGATCCACCGCGCCAAGGAGCAGGAAAGCGCTGCGGCCGGCATTCTTGACGACCTGTGCATGGAAGTCCTGCAGGGCGGCGTTCTCGACACCGCCCGGGACGGGCCGGTCGTCTATCCGGACTTCAGGAAGGGGAAGCGGCCATGACCGAGTTCCTTTCCGATCACCTCAAGGCTCTGCGGGACGGGATGAAGCGGCATGCCCATGGCGGCAAGCGGTTTTCGTCGGACGAGATCGTGGGCCTGGTCGAGCGGCTCGACGAGCTGGCCGATCTGGCGCGCCTGCAGGAGAACCAGCTGTCGCGGCACGAATGGAACGAGGCCGCGCGGCGGGAGGCGATGATTGCCGAGGCCGGCAATGTGTTCGTGCTGGCCCGGCCGCGGCCTGCTGCGCCGCGGCATCCGGGCGGCGGAGGGAATGCGGCATGAGCGCCTCCTTGAGGAAAGCCGTTGAGGCGCCGGAACCGGTCGACGTGGTCGAATTCGCGGGACTGCTGGTCAATTCGCGCCGGGCAGCGCTCGATCTGACAGTCGACCAGGTGCGCGAAATGGCGGCAGCTGTGCTGATCCTCGACCAGCAGCTCCGCGACACCAACCGGCGAATGGCCACCATGATGCTGGCGGAGGACGCGCCGCCCGCTCCGCCACCGGCCAAGCCGGAACCGGCGCCAGCCACGCCCGCCAGAAGCGAAGTGGTGCATGTACCGCTTGTCACGGGCGGCAGCGCCGCCCTGACCTCGGCGCTTGAGGACCTGGCCAAGGCGCGCTGGCACCTTGAGCAGGAGCGCCACAGCGCGGGCGAGAACCTTGCTCGGCAGAAATTCGAACGGGCGGCGATCGCCGTCTGCAATCACGTCACCCCGAAACAGAGGACATGAACATGAACACCGCAGTCATTCTCGAAGAACGGCCCGAAGAGGGCGTCACGATGGTCAACGGCAAGCCCTACATGGCGGACGCCAAAGGCGCGCTTGTGCCGCTCGAAATGGTCAAGGCGGCCGACAAGCTGGAAGACGAGACGGTGCGCAAGATCATGGGGTTTGCCCGCGATCTCTCCGCCCAGCTGGCGCGGTTTCGCGGGCACACGATGACGGATCTGGGCGAGTTCGACGCGTTGCTGGATCAGGAATACGGCGTCAAGAAGGGCGGCAAGAAGGGCAACCGCACCTATCAGACCTTCGACGGGCTGCAGCGGGTGTCCGTCTCTGTCGCCGACTTTGTCGATTTCGGGCCGCAGCTGCAGGTGGCCAAAACGCTGATCGACGAATGCCTCAACGAATGGGCGGCTGATAGCGGGCCCGAGATCCGCGCCATCGTCACCCGCGCCTTCAATACCGACAAGGAGGGGCAGATCAACCGCTCCGAGATCTTCATGCTGCTCCGGCTGCCGATCGAGGACGAGCGCTGGGTGCGGGCCATGGAGGCGATCCGCGACGCGATGCGGGTGACCGGGTCGAAGGAATATGTCCGGTTTTATGTGCGCAAGCGGATCACCGACGGATGGCAGGCAGTGACCATCGATCTCGCAAAGGCAGGTGCGTGATGGGGCTGCTCAATGATCCGCTTTTTCGCGCAGCAAGATGGCTGGCGGAAAACCAGACCGCCCGCATGACAGCGCCATCCAAGCTCAACGGCCGGACAAGAGACACCTGACATGCGCCGGCCCGCCACACCCGAACCAGTCGATCTGTTTCGGTGGCGGGACGTACGCGACATCGAGGCGCGGCGCCAGGAGCTGGCGCGGCGGATCAAGACACTCAAACCCAACGCATGGCGACGGATCGAGCTGCAGGCGCAACTCGCGCAACTGACCGTCGAAGCGCTAAAACTGGAGACGAGACGATGAGCGCGCTCGCCAAACTGCATATCGCCAAGAAGCAGCTGGGGCTGGATGACGACACCTGGCGCGATCTGCTGGAGCGGGAAACCGGCAAGCGATCGTCGAAAGACATGAGCGACGGCGAGCGCGGCCGGGTGCTGGACGTGCTCAAGCAACAGGGCTTCAAGCCCGCCTCGAAGTCTTCTCGAAAGGGGCTTGAGGGCAAGTATGCGGGCAAGCTGCAGGCGCTGTGGATCGCGGGATGGAACCTCGGCTTGGTGCGCAACCGGGACGACGCGGCGCTGCTGGCTTTCGTCAAACGGCAGACCGGCATCGATCACACGCGGTTCCTGCGTTACCACGACGACGCAGCGAAGGCGATCGAGGCGCTGAAGGCGTGGCTTGCGCGCGACGGCGGTGTCGACTGGACGAAGGACCGGTTATTGCCGGACTGGACGCAGGCGAACGGCTACCGGATCGGGCGGGCGCAGCATGCGAAGCTCTGCCGGCTTGATGAACGCACGCTTAAGGCCTTTGACCAATGGCTTATGGCCGGCTTTGCGAGCCCGCCGCTGATGACCGATCGGTCGTGGATCGACGCGCTGAACAGGCTCGGCGTTCTGATCCGCGACGCGCAGAAGGGTGTTGCGTGATGGGGACCGTGGTGACGGATCACGCGGTTCTGCGGTGGCTGGAAAGGGCCTGCAATATCGATGTAGAGGCTGTCCGGTGTCTGATCGGGGATTGTTGCGCGCGCGGGCTCGATGCCGATTGCAGGTGCATCGTCATCGACGGTTTGAAATTCATTGCAAAGGAAGACGGGACGATCGTCACGGCGCTGCATAAGCGGCCGAAAGCCAGCGGGCCTGTCAAGGGGCGTGGCAGAAGGCGGGAGAAATGAGGGAGGCCGGGCTTTCCGCCATGCTGCTTGATCTGCTCGGGCCAGCCGACCTGGTGCGCCTGGCCGAAAAGAAGGGCGGAACCCGGCTCTATGTGCCTGCGAACGGTTGGGGCAATCTTGCCAAGTCCATTGGCGAAGACGCTGCCCGCAAACTTGCCGCGCGCTGGGGAGGCGATTACCTCAGGGTGCCGCTTGCGCGCGAACTACGCGCAAGGCATTATCGCGAGCGTGGATCCTCCAATGCGGAGATCGCCTTAAAGCTCGGCATGAGCGAGACCGGAGTGAACCGGCTCTTCAAGGCCATGCCCGACAAGCCCGTCAAGGGCTGCCGCGATCCGCGCCAGGGCAGCCTCTTCTAGATCCCCTGACTTCCACTTGATGGCCGCATGCGCGGCCATGGTCCCGGCCGGCCGCGACCCGCATTCTGCGCGTGCCTGCCGGAGCCTCGTCTCTGGCCAATTCCGCAGCCGGAGGCCCCGCATGACCAGCTCCTACGATCCGCGCCTGATCCCCTTTACCGGCCAGCACGAAGGCAAGGTGCTCCGGGCCTATCGCTGCCCTGCCGGCGTCATTACCATCGGGTTTGGGTTTACCTGGGGATCGCGGATCTTCAGGGAATGGTGGCTCGCCAACAAGGGCTCGAAACTCAAGCTCGGCGACACGATCGCGGAGGCCGATGCCTTCTTACTTCTCAAAACGCTGATCGACGCCGAATACGCCAAACCGGTTTTGAAGCAGGCTCCGAACGCCTCGCCCCACGCCAAGGCAGCAGCCAGCGACATGCTTTTCAATTGCGGTCTGGGCGCTACCAAATGGACATGGTTCAAGGCGCTCGTTCGCGGTGACATCAAGGACGCTGCGCGCCGGCTGAAGGTGACGGCGACGACAGCCAACGGGCGACGGCTGCCCGGCCTTGTGCGCCGGCGCGCCGAGGCATCGGTGATCATGGAGTTCAATCGCTGGCCGGCCTGGGTGAAGGCGCCGCGGACCTCCTCGCCGAAGGAGATCAAGGCGGTGATGCCGTCATGGCGGCTTGGCCAGGACGATTTCAACCAGGGCGTCGCATGGCTGATCCAGCTTGGCTACCTGCCGGAGGCGGCGAAAGGCGACGCGGATCTTGTCGAGGCGGCGGTGCGGCGTTTTCAGGAAGCGCATCCGCAACTCGACAATGACGGCGTGCTCGGCACCGCCACGCTCGACCAGCTGCAGCGGGTGATCGACCTCGAGGCCAAATCGGCCAAGGGCGCTGCCGGAACCGGCGCGGGTGCGGCCACGGGCGCAGCCGACCAGGTTGCCGGCGCAAGCGGCTATGGCGATCTCATCCTGTACGGCAGCCTTGCCGTGCTCGTCATCGGCGGGATCTGGCTTGCCTGGCGCTACCGGGACGAAATCAGGATTGCTGTGAAGGGCGCCAGGAAGTCCGGAGCCGCGACATGATTGCCATCCTGAGCGCTTCATTCGTCATCGTGGTCCTGGTCGCGGCTCTGGTCATCTGCGCGATCTTCTCGCTCCTGTATCTCCTGTCCGGAGAAGGAAAGTGGGCCGCGATCTGGTTCTCCGGCGCGGCAGTCTCTGCCGTGCTGGTGTTTTTCACTTTCGGGGAGATTTTCACATGAGCGCGATCGCGGGAATTCTGGTTGGCGTTGCGGCTGACGTGGGTGCGCCGATCATCAAGCGCATCCTGGGAAACAGGTTCGGCCGGGCGTCGGGCGAACTGGCCGAAACCGTGATCAGGACAGTGGCGGAAAAGGCCGGCGCGGAGCCGATCGACCTTGAAAAGCTAAAGCCAGCCGAGCTTGAAAAGGCGGTGCTCGCCACTGAAGCCGAGATGCCGGAGCTGATCGCGCTCTATGCGTCCGGGCTCGAAGGCCAGTTCGCGCTATTGCAGGCTGAGATGAAGGAGGGCTTCTGGCAATCGGCCTGGCGCTGGGGCTGGATGTATCTGCTTGCCGTCTTCTGGACGTTCTACCTGCTGATCTTCCCGATCGTCGAGGCGGCGACTGGCGCGCCGATCCAACGTGTCGATATCGCCATCCTCATGACGCTGACCACCTGGTTCATCTCGCTCTACATGGGCGGGCACACCATCAAGTCGCTCGGCCAGAGCGCGATCGACGCGGTCAAGACCTGGCGAGGCAAGCCGTGAGCGCCACCGACTTCATGATCGAGCAGGCCGAGGAACGGGTGGCGCGGGAGCGCGACCTGAAGCTTGGCGCGGTGTCGGCGCTGGTCGCCGGTACCGGCTGCGCCGATTGCACCGATTGCGGTTTCGAGATCCCGCCGCAACGCCGCGCGGCTGCGCCGTGGTCGGAGCGGTGCATCACCTGCCAGGAAATATTCGAACGGGGACATCGCTGAAATGGCCACTGCCGAAATCATGCAATATTTGGGACTGGCGCTGGCGGTGATCGCACTGCTTGGCCATGCCAAGGGGTATTTCTCGTCGGGCGAACGACAGCTCAAGACTGAACTGGCCTTGATGAGAACCTATCTGGAAGGCTCCGACAAGAAGCTGATCGAGCATGACCGGCGTATCCAGGCGGTTGAAACCGAACTCAAGCATCTGCCCGACAAGGACACAGTCAACGAGCTCAAGCTTTCTCTCGTTGAGCTTAAGGGCACGGTGTCGACACTGAGCGAGAGTATGGGCAGCGTATCGAGAACCGTGCACCGGATCGATGACTGGCTGAGGGAGAAAAACGCATGACCGATTACGACTCCTTCATGGCAGAGGATGCACGGCTGGTGATCCTGAAGGAACTGGCCAGGCAGACCAGCGGCAGCCTGAATGAAACCATCCTGCAAAAGGTGCTGGAGACCTTCGGTCACACCCGCTCGCGCGAATGGGTGCGAACCCAGCTGCGCAAGCTGGAAGAACTCGGCGCCATCGCCCTCGTGCCAGCCGGAACCGTCATGATTGCCTCGCTCAGGCAGGCCGGCCTCGATCACGTCGAGCGGCGCAGCCTGATCGACGGGGTCGCCCGCCCTTCGCTGGAGGTGTGACGATGGCGAGAAAGGGCCGCGGCCGGCTGTCCGGGATCGAGCTGCTGCCGGCCGAGGCCTCGCCGGTCATCGCCTGGGCTGCGGACGAGCTGCGCGGGCGCGACAGGACCCAGACGGAGATCTACGAGGAATTTGTCCAGAAGCTCGAAGCCCTCCACCGCGAGCACCGCGGTGAGCTCGAATTCACCGTTCCGTCTTTCTCGGCCTTCAATCGGCATGCGATCAAGCTCGCAACCTTGTCGCGCCGGCTCGACGAGACGCGCGAGATCACCGGCGTGCTCGCCGAGAAGTTCGACGCGAAGGCATCCGACGATCTGACCATCATTGCCGCCGAAGCGATCAAGACGCTGGTGTTCGAAGTGCTGACAGCGGCAGGCGAAAGCGGCGTCGACCCGAAGGGAGCGATGAACCTCGCCAACGCGCTGCGCGCCGCAACCCAGGCGCAAGGGGTTTCGACCACGCGCCGTGAAAAGGTCGAGAAGAAATTCGCTGCCGATGTCGGCAAGGCGGTCGAGACCGTCGCGCGCGCCAAGGGTCTGACCGCTGAAACCGTCGAGGCGATCAAGGCGCAGGTTCTCGGGGTGCGAACCGCATGAGCGCGCCGATCACAAAGGCCGAATGGGAAAGGCTCCGGCGCGAGAGCACCGATGCGCTACCGGCAATCGTCGCCGAACTCGGCCTGCCCAAGGTGCTGCTCGACTACCAGGGCGATACGGTCGCCAAGCTCGAAAGCGGCACGGCGCTGCTCGTCATCGAGAAATCGCGCCGCATCGGGCTCACCTGGGGGTTGGCCTCCTATGCGGTGCTGCGTGCGGCGCGGGCCAAGTCTGCCGGTGGCATGGACGCGATGTACATTTCCTATTCCCAGGAGATGACCCGCGAATTCGTCGACGCCTGCGGCATGTGGGCGCGCGCCTTCAACATGGCGGCGCTCGATGCCGAGGAATTCCTGTTCGCCGACAAGGACGAGAGCGGCGACCGCTCGATCCAGGCCTTCCGCATCCGCTTCGATTCCGGCTTCGAGATCGTGGCGCTGTCGTCGGCGCCCAGAACGCTGCGCGGCAAGCAGGGTCTGGTCATCATCGACGAGGCGGCGTTCGTCGACAGCCTCAAGGAACTGCTGAAGGCTGCGCTCGCCTTCCTGATGTGGGGCGGCCAGGTGATCGTGTGCTCGACCCACAACGGTGTCGACAACGAGTTCAACGTTCTTGTCCAGGACATCCTGGGCGGCAGGCGCAAGGGCGCGCACACACGGATCGATTTCGACCAGGCCCTGCACCAGGGCCTTTATCAGCGGATCTGCCTGGTGACCGGCAAGGAATGGTCGCCGGAATCGGAAGCCGCCTGGCGCCAGGACATCATCGACTTCTACGGCGACGGTGCCGACGAGGAGCTGTTCTGCATCCCCGCTCTGGGCTCCGGCTCGTGGCTGACTGCGCCGCTGATCGAAGCGCGGATGACGCTGTCGGCCGAGGAAGCGCCGATCATCCGGATCGACCTGCCGATCGACTACCTGCACCGGCCGGAACTGGAGCGCCGACATCTGCTGGCGCCGCATGTCGAAGCGATAGCCAGCGCGCTTGGCGGCCTGGACGAACGGCTGATGCATGCATTCGGCTATGACGTGGCGCGCAAGGGCGACCCGGCCATTGCGCACCTGCTGGCGATCGATCCGCTGTTGATCCGCCGATCGGCCTTGACCGTCGAGATGCGCAACGTGCCCTTTGCCGAACAGAAGGCCATCTGCACGGACATCCTGAAGGCCGCGCCGCACCTCGTGGGAGCCGCGATCGACGCGACTGGCCTGGGCATGAACCTTGCCGAGGATCTCGGCCGGGAGTTCGGATTGCGCGAGAGCGATGACGGTGCGGGCCTGGTCTGGATGATCAATTTTTCCCAGGGCTGGTACAACGAGAACATGCCGCCCTTGAAGGTGGCGTTCGAAGACGGCACGCTCGCGCTCGCCAAGGATCCCGAGCACGTGAGCGACCTTCGCCTGGTCAAGGTGATCCGGGGCATTCCGTCGATCCCGCCCGAGCGTGAAGGCGAGAAGGGCAAGAAGCGGCACGGCGACTTCGCGGTGGCGCTGGCGCTGGCGCATTTTGCATCGCGCATGCAGTGGCGGGAGTATGCCTATGAGCCGGTCCCGACAGGGATGGAGCAATCCGGCGATGCCGGCCGCGATTTCTGGACCGCAGACGACCGTGACGAATTCAATCCGCGCGATCTCTATCGCCAGCCGCTCGGCGCGCGCATCAGGGGAGGTTTCTAGATGGCCGATTTCTTCAAGGGTCTGACGGACCAGTATGGCAGGGGGATCGAGAAGAAGCAGCTTACCGAGGAGATCGCCGGACCGTCGATCACCGGCGTGAGATCCCCCATCGCCGGATATCCGGCGGACGGGCTCAATCCGCAGAGGCTCGCCTCGATCCTGCGCGAGGCCGACCAGGGCGACCCGCTGCGCTATCTGGAGCTGGCCGAGACGATCGAGGAGCGCGACCTGCACTATCTCGGCGTTCTGGGCACCCGGCGCCGCTCGGTCGCCCAACTCGACATTTCGGTGGATGCCGCCTCGGACGCGCCGCTCGACGTGAAGATCGCGGACATGGTCCGCGACTGGCTGCTGAGAGACGAGCTGCAGGACGAGCTGTTTCATATTCTTGACGCGATCGGCAAGGGCTACTCCTTTACCGAGATCATCTGGGACACATCCGAGGGCCAGTGGCAGCCGGAGCGGCTCGAATGGCGAGACCCGCGCTGGTTCCGGCCGGCACGCCGCGATCTTTCGACGCCGACCATGATCGGAGACAATGGCCAAGAGGTCGAGTTGCCGGCCTTCAAGTTCATCCGCGCCGAGATCAAGGCCAAATCGGGCCTTGCGGTTCGCTCCGGACTGGCGCGCGTCGCATCCTGGGCATGGATGTTCAAGGCCTTCACCCAGCGCGACTGGGCCATCTTCACCCAGACCTACGGCCAGCCGATCCGGATCGGCAAATATGGCGCGGGCGCCACCAGGGACGATCGGGATGCGCTCTACCGGGCGGTGGCCAACATCGCCGCCGACTGCGCGGCGATCATGCCCGACAGCATGCATCTCGAATTCGCGGAGGCCAAGAACCTCGGAACCGGACATTCCAACTACAAGGAGCGCGCCGACTGGCTCGACCAGCAAGTATCGAAGGGCGTGCTTGGACAGACCGCGACGACCGATTCGCTGACCGGCGGACTGGGTTCGGGCAAGGAGCACCGGCAGGTCCAGGAGGATATCGAAACCTCGGACGCTAAATCGCTGTCGGCCATCGTCAACCGGGATTTGGTCCGGCCGTGGGTGATGCTCGAATACGGTCCGCAGAAGCACTATCCGCGAGTGAGAATTGCCCGGCCCGAAGCCGAGGACCTGATGAGCTTCACCTCCGCGCTTACGCCCTTCATCGACAGGGGCATGCGCGTGCAGACCTCCGAGGTGCGCGACAAGTTCGGTCTCAGCGATCCCCCGCCGGGCGCCGAAGTGCTGGGGGCTCCCAGGCTGGCGCCGGTGCCCGATGCCGGCCTGCAGCCAAATCAGCTAGCCCCGGAGACGGGTCCGGAGTTTGCCGCGCCGGCGCTGCAGCAACAGCAGGCCGCGCAAAGACTGCCCGAGGAGATCATCGCGGATGCGGGCCGGCGCGCGGCCGGACCGGCGATCGGCGGCATGATTGAGCGGGTGCGCGGCCTGGTCGCCGATGCAGGCAGCCTGGAAGAGGCCGTCGCCGCCCTGGAGGGCAAGATCCCGGCCGACGAGGATCTGACGGCCGCGATGCGACAGGCCATGCTTCTGGCCTGGCTGTCAGGCGAAGCGACCGAGCTGGACAAGGGCGATATCGGGAGCGGTACCGCCGATGGCTGATCCGGCGCGCTCCGAGATCGGCGTCCGCTTCGAGGAAGCCATCGACTTCTTGCGCCGCCGCCTTGCGCTTCCCGAGGGCGTCTGGCTGGAAATGGTCCGGGAGATCGATGTGGCGGCGCGGGACCGCTCGGCCGGCATGTCGGACGCGCTGGCGCGCGACGTGCTCGCGGCCGCGCTCGAGGCCGTCGAGACCGGAGCTACGTCGAGCGATTTCCTGGCCGGCTTTTCCGACGCGATCGGGCGGCATGGCTGGACATCCGGCGACGCCTTCGAGGACAGCCGCCGCGCCGAGCTCACCTTCCGGCTGATGACGTCGCAGGCCTATGCCGCGGGTCGCTGGAAACAGATCCAGCGATTGAAGGCTGTGCGGCCCTATCTCCGCTACGTCCACGTTGATCCGCTGCTTACGCAGAAGGGAAGCCGCGACGAGCACGCCGCCTGGCACAATGTCATCCTGCCGGTCGACCACGCTTGGTGGCTCACCCACTATCCGCCGAACGGGTTCAATTGCCGCTGCTACGTCCAGTCGCTGTCAGAGCGGGATCTCGTCCGCTACGGCTGGAGCGTGTCGACCGAAGCGCCGCCCTCCCGCACGGACATCAGGTTCGTCGGCGGCAGGCCAGTGGAGACGCCGGCTGGCATCGATCCGGGCTTCGCCTTCAACGCCGGGATCGTCGGCCTCAGGCTCGAAGCGGCCTGATTGGACAAACGGCAGGCACCACCACCTTCTGAAACGGTTTTTGAAGGGCCTTTGAGGGCCGTGGGCGCGTTTTGTGCTTAAGGTCGGCCCATTGCGCGGACCGGCTCGCTCGCGCAATCAACGGGCGCGTTAAAGAAACTTGCTCGGACGACCGTTGTCCTCGTCATTGATTTCAAAGATACACATCATCAGCTCTGCAACTAAGCATCTTCATTCATTGGATTCAGCCTCCCTCGAAAAAACCGGACAGGCAGCGGCGAACAATTTCTTTGACAACAGGGTCGTCCCAATCCGTCTTTCGGTGGACGAGCGCAAACGAGACTTCTGCCGTTACCGGATCTGGCAAATTGCTCGCATGAATTTTCAGGCCTAGTGACCCATCGGTCACATCCGTTGGAATCATGATGTCGGCCTGGTTCTCCCAGCTTCGGCGCGACCGGAAATCCTCGCATTGCAGGGCGCCGCTCCGTGTGAGCTCTCCGGGACGATCGAACCAATAGAACGCAATAGGGTCCCGGGGCTCTCGTGAAGGAAGTTCTAATGCAGGATTATAAAGTCTTCCCAAGCCGAAAACAGGTTGGGGGATGTCTGGGCACGCCGGAAATAAATCGCGAAAAGTCTGATAAAAATCGTCAGTATCGGGCAGCAGATACCCTCCAGTAACTGCAAAATCGATGCGAAGCCCTTGGGCAGTCTGACTGCTGGAGTTCGTGATCGTAAATGGGATCGAAATCATCCTGCTGGCGGCTGCAACCAGTTCATGCAATCTACCGATTTTTTTAGCTAGGCCCTCCTCAAAAGCATCGTATTTGCGATGGTAGCCTTCGATATCACCATGGTCGCCAACCAACGCCTCTATGCCCATCCTTTGCCGAAACCGCGCTCTTGGATTTGCATCCTTAACGGCCTGAACTCGTAGGCTGATCTCGGTATCCGTCAAAGGAGATACATCGAGACATGCGAATTCAATACGGTCGGTCTCCCTATCGCTTCCAAGTTTGAGCTGAATTGACGGGTAGCGTTCCCGGACCGCGCGCTCGAGCTGCTCGATCTTCCTGTCTTTGTCAGATTTTTCGACTGGCAACAGCCAGTCATCTTCAGGCTTAAGCGTTTTCACATTAAGCAAACGCGCACTGATACGTGGGCCGCGGTCATGCGAGAAGATGATCGCCTCTTCGCCATAGGTCGCCGCAAGCGCGACCAATTCATCATCAACTTTATCGCGATCGAGCCGATCGAACATGGTCCAGTCTATCTTCGTAGGCGGTGGAACGATGAGCCAGACCTCTGGTTTTCCCTGACGCAGTTGGACCGCCCCTTCCGCATGCTCCAGCGCATCATCGATGTATTTCAGGGCCGACCTCGCACGATTCCGGCGGCGCTCGTTCGGCCCGGTTTTCATGTGTTCGAGTTCCTTTATCACGGGCGTCGTGACGAGGAGCTCAATCTTCTTTGCGGTTGGAAAGACATCCCGCCACGGGATGTCTTTCAGGTCTCGCATCTGAATGAACGCGTTGCTATCAACGAAAAGTGGAATCATGGTCATGCCAAGGATATAACCACTCCACCGGACGGAAATACAAGGCAGTTGACCGTTTGCAGGCTTCCATGACAGCTTCTAAGTGAAGCGAAGCGTGGCCGCGAATTTCCAAGCTACACTATCATTCGCATTGATGGCCGCGCCTGCAGCCATGGTTTGATTGGCCCGGCCCGGCCAATCTCCGGCCATGCTTCACACCGCACGCACATCCTCCGTTTCGCTTCACGCCGCCTCGACCGCGTCGGGCCTTGCGCTGTGCGCGGCCCAGCCGTTTGCGACCGAAGGGCCGGCCGGCGCGCCGGCCCAAGCGCCGGAATGGGTGCATCTGCTTCCGGCCGGCACCATCGCCACCGGCGACGGCCGCGGCCCCTACAAGGTGCGGGACGCAGACAAGGTGATTGCCGCGAGCCTTGAGCAAATGGGTGGCGCCGGCGTCATCGACGAAAACCATTCAACCGATCTGGCGGCCCCCCGCGGCGAGGCGGCGCCGGCGCGCGGCTGGATCAAGGAATTGCAAGCGCGCCAGGACGGCATCTGGGGCCGGGTCGAATGGACCCGCCTCGGCGAACGGCTCGTGACCGGGAAGGCCTATCGCGGGCTCTCGCCGGTCATCCGCCACGACGCTTCCGGCAATGTCATCGCCATCCTGCGCGCCTCCCTCGTCAACCAACCAAACCTGCGCGGACTGACCGCGCTGCATCAGGAGAACAGCATGTCGCTTTTGGAAAAGCTGATCGCCGCGCTCGGCCTCGACGCCGGTGCAACCGAAGACCAGGTCACGGAGAAGGTGACGTCGCTGCATGCGCAGAGCGGGCCGGCCGCAACCTCATTGCAGGCCGCCATGGCGCCGATCGCCAAGGCTGTTGGCCTGGCAGAGAACGCCACATCCGAGGCTGTTCTCGCAGGCGTGGCGCAGTTGGTGGAAATCAAGAAAGCCGCAGGCGATCTCACCGCTCATCCCTCCGTTGTCGCTCTGCAGGCAGAACTCACCACCGTCAGCACCGAACTCAAGACGCTGCGGGAGGGAACGGCGAGAACCGCCGCAGAGACCTTCGTCGACACCGCCATCAAGGCCGGCCGGGTCGGCGTCAAGCCGATGCGGGAGGAATACATCTCAATGCACATGGCCAATCCCGCCCAGGTCGAGAAGCTGATCGGCGCCATGCCGACGCTCGGCGCCGGCAATGTGGTCGTGCCCGACACGCCGCCTTCCAAGGATGGCGAGATCTCGCTCAACGCCGAGCAGCTCGGCGTCGCCAAGGCGCTGGGCATCGACCCGAAAGCCTATGCCGAAACCCTGAAGGCCGAGCGCGAGACCGCACTCTAGCCCTCAGCCCATCCAACCGGATCAATTTTCAAGGAACCCGTGATGACCGCTTTGACTTCCGACCGCAACACTGCCCGCATGGAAGGCGATCTCCGCGTCGCCGGCGCGGCCGCAGCCCTCATCTATGCCGGCGCTCTCGTGATGCGCAACGCCGCCGGTTATGTGACCAAGGGCGCCACCGCCACCGGCTCATTCGGCTGCGGCCGGGCCGAGGAGCGCGTCGACAATTCGGGCGGCAGCGCCGGCGATCTCGATATCCGCTACCGCCCTGGCATCTTCCGCTTCGACAATTCGGCGTCCGCCGATCTGATCGGCATTACCGAAATCGGCAAGCCCTGCTTCGTGGTCGATGACCAGACCGTCGCCAAGACCGACGGCAGCGCCAGCAGGTCGATCGCTGGCTTCGTCGAGGGCGTCGACAACCTGGGCGTCTGGGTCCGCTTCGATGAAGCGGCAGCGCAGGCCTACCTCGCTGGCATCACGCTGCCCGCCTGATCCTCACCATCCATTTGAACAGGAAACACAGCCATGCTCGTTAATTCCGCCAATCTCGACGCTCTGAGGGCCGGTTTCAAAACCAGCTACCAGCAGGGCGTCAACACGGCCAAGGCCTCGACGATGTGGACCCGCATCGCAACGCGCGTCCCATCTTCGACCAAGGAACAGAAATACGGCTGGCTGGGCAAGTTCCCGCGAGTTCGCGAGTGGATCGGACCGCGCGCCGTTCAGAACCTGATGCAGCACGATTACGCCATCATGGAGAAGCCCTGGGAACTGACCGTCTCGGTCGACAGGGATGATATCGACACCGATAATTTGGGCATCTATGGGCCGATGTTCGAACAGATGGGCCAACAGACCGAAGCCCTGCCGGACCAGTTGGTCTTTGCTCTGCTCCTCGCCGGTTTTGCCACCCCTTGCTATGACGGCCAGTATTTCTTCGACACCGATCACCCGGTGATCGACAAGAACGGCGTGGTCCAGTCCAAGGCCAACACCGATGGCGGTTCGGGCACGCCCTGGTTCCTGCTCGACACCCGCATGCCGCTGAAGCCGCTGATCCACCAGGTGCGCAAGGATTTCGAGTTCGTCGCCAAGGACAAGCTGACCGACGACAATGTCTTCTGGCAGAAGGAGTTCGTCTACGGCGCCGACGCCCGCTCCAATGTCGGCTATGGCTTCTGGCAACAGGCCTGGGGATCGAAGCAGACCCTGAATTCCGCGAACTACGCCATTGCGCGCGGCGGGCTGAGCGGCATGACCGGCGATCACGGCAACCCGCTCGGTCTGATGGGCAATCTGCTGGTGGTGCCGCCGTCGCTCGAAAGCGCCGGCCGCAAGATCCTCAATTCCGAGAACGCCGCCGGCGGTGAGACCAACGAGTGGAAGGGCACCGCCGAGTTGCTCGTCTGCCCCTGGCTCGCATCCGAGGCCTGATGGGCCTTACCGATCTACCCGCCGGCGCTTCAGCCGGTGGGTCCTTCGGAAGCGGCAGGTCACGCCCTGCCTCTTTTAAAGGACCCGAAAACCCCAGCGAGGACGAAAATGGACGATCTCATCAAGATCAAGGGCGTCGGCGCCGCAACGGCCAAGAAGCTCACCGAAGCCGGCATCGTGAGCTTTGCCGCCCTGGCGCAGTTGAATGCGGAAGCCGAACCGCTCGCATCAATCGCCCAGACACCCGAGCAGGCCCAGGTATGGATTGCGTCCGCGATTGAATTGGCAAAAGCGCTTCCCCAGGACAATGAGGGGCAGTCAGGTACCAACACCGAAGGTGGCACTGGGGCTGGCAGTTCGGCCACCTCGGCGAAGCCAAAAGCCACTTTGAAGGTAGCAATGTCGGACGATGTGATGGCGCGCCTGGCGAAGGCGGAGGACGGCACAACGGTCATCACCGTCATCGGCCCGTCCAAGGGCCTGCGCCGCGCCGGCCACCTCTTCGGCTCCACGCCCTCGACCATTCGCGTCACGCCGGACGAGCTCAAACTGATCGAGGCGGATCCCGGCCTGGCGGTGACGCCGGGCGACGCAAGCAAGGTCACTTATGCCGGCGGAGCGCCGGCCACCCGCCTGACCGTTGCCGAGTGCCTGGACGCCAAAGGCAAGCCCCTCGCCATCCGCGTCCTGGGACCCGCGTCCGGACGCCGCCGCGGCGGCCATGCCTTTGGAGCGTCGCCCGTTACGCTCACGCCTTCGAAAGAGCAGCTGGGACAGATCCTCGGCGATGCAGAGCTCTCAGTGGCTCTCGCGTGAAGAAGACCGGGGCCTGAAGTTACCCCAGGGGACGCGACCCGACCCCCGACTGAAGCGAGCATTCCGGAGTAGCGCCCGGATCGGGGTCGCCGCCCGGTTGGTACCGGGCAACTTTCTTAAGGAGTGAGCATGCCCTATTGCACCCTCGACCAGCTGACCGATCGCTACAGCCACGCGCTGCTGGTGGAGATCTCCGATCGCGCCGATGCGCCGACAGGCACGATCGACGCTGATATGATCGATCGGGCTATCTCGGACGCGGACGCGCTGATCGACGGCTATCTGGCGCGCCGCTACGCGCTGCCGCTTGCCTCGACGCCTCGGCTGGTCACCGATCTGTCTCTCAGGATCTCGATCTATTACGCCCATGGCCGCGTCGCCGCCGAGAAGATCACAAAGGACTATGAGGCGGCGATGAAGACGCTTCGCGACATTTCGAACGGGTTGATCCAACTCGACATCGATGGCGCGGAGCCCGCCGCTTCCGGCGCCAGCGAAGTGAGGACCAACGAGCCCGAGCGCCCGTTCAGCGCCCAGAGCATGAAAGGCTTCATCTGATGGCCGGCGTGCGGATGGATCTTCTCGGGTCTGAAGCAGCGCTTGGCGCGCTGGGCGCCGCCGCCGCTCGGCTGGAAAGCCCGCGGCCGCTTTATGACGAGATCGGCACGGCCCTGGTTGTCTCGACGCAGCATCGTTTCGAGACCGAGCAGGATCCCGAAGGCAATCCCTGGGCGGCCTCGCTTCGGGCCACGCTTGAGGGCGGGCGGACCCTGACGGATACGGCGCGCCTGGTCGGCTCGCTCACGCACGAGGCATCGGACGAGGGCCTGGCTGTCGGCACAAATGTTATCTATGCGGCCATTCACCAACTGGGCGGCGTCATCAAGGCCAAGACGCCCGAAGGCCTCAGGTTCCGCGGCGCCGGCGGCGACTGGGTCAGAAAGAACGAAGTCACCATTCCTGCCAGGCCATTTCTCGGCCTTGATGCCGATGACGAGGCCGAAATTGCGGCGATTTCCGGCACCTATGTGCTGACGCCGCTTGGCGGCGCGGAGGGCGCGCCATGATCCTTGCCGCAGACGTCTCCGCCCGCATCGAGGCGCAAGTGTCAGATCTTGCCGGGCGGGTGCGCGAAGCAGTCGACCTGACCGAACTGATCCGGCAGAAGGCGTTGCCGCAGGCGGCGGTGTCGGCCTTCGTGCTGCCGCTGGGCTTACGCGCCCGCAGCGAGGGTGACGCGGCCACCGGTGCGTTCACCCAGATGATCGATGAATTGTTTGGCGTGCTGCTGGTGGTGCGCGCCGCCGGCGACGTCACCGGCGCGAAGTCGCTGCCCAAGATAGACGCGCTGATCTGGGCCATCGTCAACGCCGTCTGCGGCTGGGGGCCGGATGATGCGATCGGCGTGTTCCGGCTCTCGCGCGGGCAACTGCTTTCGACCGCCGCCGGCGCGTCCCAATACCAGCTCGATTTCGCCATCCAGCAACAGGTGAGGATCCTCGAATGACCAAAACCCCACGCTCACGGCCTGCACTGCCTTCGGGTGGCGGCAGCTTTGTCCGCACTGCCGATGGCGGACTGAAACCGGCGAGCCGGCCGGAGATGGAAAACAAAGCAGGGCCGTCCGCAAAAACGACGTCTGAAAAGCCCGTTGAACCGCCTTTGAAGGACCGTTGAAATGCCGATCAAATGGAAATCCAAGATCCTGCTGGCGAAGATTGAAACGGCCTATGCCACCGATCCGACGCCGACAGGCGCCGCCAATGCCATTCTGGCCACCAACGTCACCTTTCAGCCGATGGAAGGCCAGGACGTCAGCCGAGAGCTGGAACTGCCCTGGCTTGCAGCCCAGGCGACAATCCCGGCCGGCCTCCACTCCCGTATTTCCTTCCGCGTGGAAATGGTGCCTTCGGGGACTGCCGGCGCCACGCCGGCCTGGGGTCCCTTGCTGCGTGCCTGCGGGGTGGCGGAAACGATCGATGCCGGCGTTTCGGTCACCTACAACCCGGTCACGGACAGCCATGAAAACGTCGCCATCCACTTCTGGGTTGGCGCCACGCGCTATGTGCTGCTCGGTACGCGCGGAACCTGTGTCCTGCGGTTCAACGCTCAGGCCATTCCTTATCTCGAGTTTTCTTTCTTGGGTCTTTTCTCGGCTCCCTCCGAGCAGGCGCGGCCTACGCCGACGCTTGCGGCATTCCTCAAACCAGACCTGGTGACCCATGCCCGCACCAGTTTCGAGATCGACGGCGTCGCGCTGGTCATGCGCAATTTCTCGCTCGATCTCGGCAATGACGTGCAGCCCCGTTTCCTGGTCGGTTCGGAAAACATCCTGATCGTCGACCGCGCCGACAAGGTTGCTGTCCAGGTGGAGGCGGTGCCGCTCTCGACATGGAACCCTTACAGCGAGGCCAGTGAGCAAAATGCCGTTTCGGTCGAGCTTGTCCATGGCACGGTCGCCGGCCGCATTGCGACGCTCGCGATCGACGCTGCCCAAGTGCAGCGGCCTGCAGGATTCGATAACAACCAGAACATCCTCGAATGGCCGATCAATCTCGTGCCGCAGCCTGTGAGCGGAAATGACCAGTGGACGCTCACGCTGACCTGATCGGGTAGCCTGCTGCCGTCGCAAGCGAAGACAAGAAAGGGTGAGGCGATGTATCAGATCGAAACCAATCCGGCCTTCTGGGCGCCCGTGAAGGTCGTTTTACCAGGCGACGAAAATCAGCTGGAGACCTTCCGGGCAAAATTCCGGGTGCGGGAGGTTGATGATTTCAATGGCTATGATTTTGTCACGGAGGAGGGCCTGAGGAGTTTCCTGACCGACACGATTGTGGATCTCGATGACATCATCGGCGAGGACAGGAAGCCGGTGGCGTTTTCCAATCAATTGGTCAAAACGTTGATCGCGCAGCCGCATCTTCGCGGGGCGCTGTTCCGCGCCTACAACGAGGCGATCGTCAAGGCTGTTGTGGGAAATTGACCGAGGCCGCGCGCGCCTGGGCGGCAGGCGGCCTGATCGATCAAAGCGCCCAAGAGGAATCCGAGGCGGTCGCCGACGCACGGCGGTTCGGACTGCCTGAAGTTGAAATCTCAGCGCTTGCCGCCCAGCTCGGGGGTAGCGCATCCGTTGTCAGGGTCTGGCCGCAAAATGCTGGAGCCGTCGATGCCTTTCTGGTCTCCGGCAGCCAGTGGCGGACGACGATCGAGTTTGAAAGCGGACGCATCCTGACCCGCTATATCGGTCTCGACTATGCAGGCGTGCAGGTCGCGCTCGACGCGCGTGGCATCGAAAAGACGCCCGCGCTCTGGGCCGGACTGGTTGCTATGGAAATGGCCGCTCGCGACGCACTCAACGATGCGAGGGGCATGTAGATGACCCTGCGCCTGGCGCTTGTAATTTCCGGCGATCCGGCCGGCGCCAAGAAGGCGCTGGCCGAGACGGCGACGGCGGTCGAGGATCTCGGCAACAAGGCCGAGTCAGCAGGAAAAAAGGTCGAAGCCTCGTTCAAGGGGTTCGAATGGGAAAGCGGCGAAGCGACCCGCGCCCGGCTTGGCCTCAAGGAAATCGCCGATGAAGGAGATCGCGCGGCAACCGGCATAACGGCTGCGGGCGATGCGGGCCTGACAGCAGCGCCGGATATTGCGAAGGCCGGCGACGCGGCCGGAGCGGCGGGTGACAAGTTCGGCGGGCTTGCAACCGTCGTGGCGGGTGCAGCCGGCGGACTGGCGGCCAGCGTCGCCATCACCGCCGTCAGCGAGGGCCTCAAACTCGCGGCTGGATCTGCCGCGGACCTGTTCCGCGAGATCACGTCCAATCAGCCGATGATCGAAAGGGCGCTGAATTCCCACGCTGACCTTGTCGGCCGCATCAAGGGCGCCTGGGCCGAGGCAGGCGGCGCGGCGTCGAGTTACGGCGTCAATTCCATTGCGCAACTCAGGTTCGAAGCTCAGCAGAATGTGGGTCGCGTTGACGAGTCCACTGAAGCCGCGCAGCGCGAACTGTTGCGCGGCAGCGATGCGCTCAGGCCGTCAGATGTACTTGGTAACCCTTTTGGCCGGTTCGGGCCGTTCAAGGACGAGGTGAGCGAGTTCCGCAAGGAACTCAAGGACGGCGAAGCCGACGTCATCGCGTTCCGGCGCGCGGTGGCCGAGATCGCCGAAGCACTGCCCTCCGAATCGCCGTTCCGCGGACTTGCGGAACAGATCCTTGAAGACACAGCGGCCGCGGCCGATCTGCAGGCCGAACTTGAACGCTCACGCGATCTTCTCGACGGGTTGAAAGGCAATGCCGAGGCCGCCGCCACGGCGCTGGGAGGCAAGGCCGAGAAGTATGGCGAACTCGCCGACGGGGCGGTAACCGCCCGCGGCGCGGTCAGCGAGAGCAATGCCGCAATCAGCGCCACGGCAGGAGCGGCCACGCAGGCCATCGGACCGCTGTCCGAATACAGCCGGCTGCTTGGCTCGATCGGCGGCGGGGGAACGCTTGTGCCCTTCAACGCGGTGCGCGCCGCGACAACGCCGCCGTTTGCCCAAGGCAGCTATGCCGCGGGTGGCTACACTGGCGACATCGCAGCATCCGACATCGCCGGCTTCGTGCATGGCAGGGAATTTGTCTTTGACGCATCCGCCACAGCCCGGATCGGCGTTTCCAACCTCGAAGCCATCCGCCGCGGTGTGGCGGGCTACGCCGCCGGAGGGTATGTCGGAGTTCCACCGATCGCCGGCGGCTACCACGCTGCGAACGACATCAGCGCGACTGGCCAGCTCGCTGAGGAATTTCGGATGCTTCAGGGGTCAGTGCGCCAGTTTGGAATGGTGCTCGTAAAAACCGGGGACGAGGGTCAGGCACTCGCTTCGGTGATCCAGTCGGTCTCGCAGCGGTTCCTCGACTTCTCGCTTCAAGCGCTCGACACGCTGCTTCTCGGCGACGGAGGCGCAGGTGGTCCTGGCGGCGCCTTTGGTCTCATCGGAAGCCTGTTCGGACTTGGCGGAGGTGGCAGCGGCTATTTTCCGCCTGCGCCGACGATTGGTGTCGGTCTTTATCACGGCGGCGGTGATGTCGGGACCTCGTTATCCATTCGCACCGTTGCAAGCTCCGTTTTCGTCGGCGCACCCCGCATGCACTCCGGTGGCGACATCCGCCAGGGAGAAGTGCCATTGATCGCGATGGAAGGCGAGGAGATCGGCTGGCCTGCGGATCTCAGGCGCAAATATGGCGGCGGACAGAACATCAACAATTTCTATGTTTCAACGCCGGACCCGCGATCCTTCGCGGAATCCAAGGCGACCGTTGCGCGCGCCGGCGCACGTTTCATGGGCCGCCTGGGGAGGTATTCATGAGCCTCTCCGCGTTCATCGACGATGCGATCTTTCCCATCCATGTCTCGGCAGGCTCTCCGGGTGGACCCGACTGGCCGGCCGAGATCGTCGAGCTTTCCTCGGGCGCCGAGGAACGCAACACCCGCTGGTCGGCGCCGCTCAGAACCTACGACGCCCGGTTTGGCGTGCGCACGCCAGCCGAACTCTATGAGGTTCTGTCACTCTACAAGGTTGCCAGGGGACGGCTACGCGGCTTCCGGTTTCTCGACTGGACCGACTATCGGTCCGCCGCACCGAATGCCGCGCCCTCGGCCACTGACCAGGCTCTTGGCACAGGCGACGGCGAGACAACTGACTTCCAACTGGTCAAACGCTACAGCTTTGCCGGCGAGAGCTTTGACCGGACCATCACGCGGCCTTTCGGAACGCTGCTGATCGCGGTTGACGGCGTACCGGCCGCCACAGGCTGGACACTCGACGTCACGACCGGGATCGTGACTTTCCACACCGCGCCAGCCGATGAATCCGTGCTGACCTGGGGCGGTCAGTTCCATGTTCCGGTCCGGTTCGATTGCAAGCTCGATCAGATCTCCCTGCGCACGGCGGCAATCGGCGACATTCCATCCATTTTTCTCAAGGAGCTGCGGGAATGAAGACGATCCCGGCCGGACTGGCCCTTTTGCTGGAATGCGGCGTGACCACCTTGTGCACATGCTGGCGTGTCGAACGCGGCGATGGAGAGGTTTTTGGCTTTACCGATCATGACCGGCCGCTCGTGTTCGGCGGGACACCTTACGAGCCTGCCAGCGGCTTTGCCGCCTCCGATCTGGCATCGTCGCTCGGCCTGGCGGTGGACACGATGGAGGTGCAGGGCGCGCTATCGTCGGAAGCGATCGGCACGGATGACCTGGCAGTGGGTCTCTGGGACAATGCGGCCATCGAGATCTGGAAAGTCGACTGGTCGAACACCGGTAATCGGGTGATCTTGCGAAAGGGCGCTCTGGGCGAGGTCACGCGCGGCGACGTCGCCTTCATGGCCGAGATCCGCGGTCTTGCGCATGAACTCAACCAGGAGCGCGGCCGGACGTACTCGAGAACCTGCGACGCGGTGGTTGGAGATGCCCGTTGCAAGGTCAACCTCGACGATCCTGCCTTCAAGGGGTCCGGTGCGGTCGTTTCTTCCGCGGATGATCGGTTGCTGACAGTTACGGGCCTTGAAGCCTTCGACGAAGGCTGGTTCTTCCAAGGACTGCTGACCTGGACGTCAGGAAACAATACCGGCGCGAATGTCGAGATCGCGGCGCATGTATTCCAGGCTAATCTCTCCGTGCGCCTGCAGATGTGGCGCCGCGCCGCGTTTCCAATCCAGGCAGGTGACGCATTCACCGTCACGGCGGGCTGCGGCAAGACCTTCAAGATCTGTCAGGTGAAGTTCAGCAACGCGGCGAATTTTCGAGGTTTCCCGCACGTCCCGGGTAATGATTTCGCGCTGTCGATCGCCAAGAAGGAGGCCGTCAATGATGGCGGCAGCTTCTTCAATGATTGATTTTCGCGCCACGATCATAGCCGAAGCCCGCGGTTGGATCGGGACGCCCTATCGTCACCAAGGCGCCGACAAGCAAATCGGCTGCGATTGTCTCGGACTGGTAAGGGGAATCTGGCGAGAGATTTACGGGTCGGATGCGGAAGTTCCTGCGGCCTATGCCTCCGGATGGGCGGTCGCCGATCGCGATGAAACACTGTTGAAGGGAGCCTCGCGGCACCTTGAACCAAAGCAACTGGATGCGATGGCGCCTGGCGATGTGCTGGCCTTTCGGTGGCGGCCAAACCTGCCGGCAAAACACTGCGGGATTCTCGTCAGCGGCAACCGGATGGTCCATGCCTATGAGTCCGCTGGCCGCGTGGCCGAGGGAGCACTGCATCCATTGTGGCGAAAACGGATCGCCGGTGTCTTCTCTTTTCCGGTGCCTGGAGGAGATTGATAATGGCGACGCTCGTCCTCGCAGCGATAGGCAGTTCCGTCGGCGGCGGCCTTTTCGGTTCGGTGGGCGCTGTCGTCGGTCAGGCAGTGGGCGCCATAGCCGGCTCGTTTATCGACGGCGCGATCGTCAACGCTCTGACACCACCAGTAAGCAGACAGGGTCCGAGGCTAACCACCGCCAATTTCCAGACATCGACCGAAGGCGCAAACATAGAAAGGCTGCATGGCCGGGCGCGGATTTCCGGCAATATCATCTGGGCGACCCGCTTCGAGGAAGAGATCACGGTCGAGAGATCAGGTGGCAAGGGCTTGGGCGGACCAAAGGTCGAAACCACGACCTATTCCTATTTCGGAAACTTCGCGATCGGTCTCGCGGAAGGCCCTATCGCGGGCATCGGCCGTATTTGGGCCGATGGCGCGGAGATCGATCAGACGGATTTCGAGTTCCGGGTCTACCTGGGCGATGAAGAGCAAGAAGCCGATCCGCTGATCGAGGCCAAGGAAGGCGAAGGCAACGCGCCCGCTTATCGCGGTCTCGCCTATATCGTCTTCGAACGGATGCCATTGGAGGGGTTCGGACGCCGTCTGCCGCAAATCGCCGTCGAAGTGTACAGGCCGGTCGGCGAGCTTGAGCGGCTGGTTCGCGGCGTCTGCGTCATCGGCGGCAACGAGTTCGGGTTTGATACCGATCTCGTCAGGGAGGTCGCGGAAACGGGCGGCGCGGGGCAGAACCGCCACACGCTCATCGCTACAACGGACTGGGCCGCATCGATCGACCGGCTGCAAATGCTATGCCCGAACCTTGAGGCGGTGACGCTGGTTGCGCCCTGGTTCGGCGACGATCTCCGCTGCGGCAGCTGCACGATCCGGCCAAAGGTCGATTCCGCCACAAAGGCCACAAGCCCGCATCTCTGGTCTGTCGCGGGCCTGACACGTGCGACGGCTGATACTGTCAGCCTGCATGACGGGACACCGGCATTCGGCGGATCGCCCTCGGATGCAAGCCTGATCCGCGCCATCCAGGACCTTCACGAGCGAGGGCTGAAGGTGACGCTGTTGCCGTTCTTGATGATGGATGTCCCGTTTGGCAATGACCTGCCGAACCCCTATTCCGATGATGCGGGAGAGACCGGCCAGGCGCCCTATCCCTGGCGCGGCCGCATCACCGGGTCGCCAGCGCCTGGCTTTGACGGCACAGCCGACAAAACCGGCGCGGCTGCGGCGCAGGTTTCCGCCTTTGTCGGTTCGGCCGAGGCCGCTGATTTCAGCGGCGCAGGTGTGGCCGTGACCTATTCGGGACCGGCCGAATGGTCGTACCGCCGCTTCATTCTCCACTATGCCCAGCTCGCTGCATTGGCCGGTGGCGTCGAGACATTCCTGATAGGCTCCGAAATGATTGGTCTGACGCAATTGCGTTCGGATGCATCCACCTATCCGTTCGTCTCCGCGCTGATCGATATCGCTGACGAGGTTCGGACGCTGCTCGGAGCAGGCGTCGCGATAAGCTATGCGGCCGACTGGTCGGAATATCATTCCCACCGGCCCGTGGACGGCTCGGGCGATGTGTTCTTCAATCTCGATCCACTCTGGTCTGACGCCCGGATCGACTTCATCGGCATCGATAATTACATGCCTTTGGCCGATTGGCGCGATGGCACACAGCACGTCGATTTTAACCCAGCAGGCGCAACCACGATCTATGACGACGGCTATCTCCGCAGCAATGTCGAGGGCGGGGAATATTACGACTGGTATTACGACAACCAGGCCGCGCGCGACACCCAGAGCCGCACACCGATCACTGACGGGCTTTCGGGAAAACCCTGGGTGTTCCGCCAGAAGGACATCCGAAACTGGTGGCAAAACCTGCATCACGACCGGCCCGGTGGCGGCGAGGCCGGAACCCCGACCGGCTGGATTGCGGAGAGCAAGCCGGTCCGCTTCATCGAAATGGGCTGTCCGGCCGTCGACAAGGGCGCCAACCAGCCAAATGTCTTTGTCGATCCGAAGTCGTCGGAATCCGAATGGCCGTATTATTCGAGCCGGGCACGCGATGACGCCATGCAACGCGCATGGCTGGGTGCGCTGACCGGCTGGTGGAGCGACCACAATCCGGTTTCGGCGGGCTATGCGGGACCGATGGTCGATCTGGAAAATTCCAGCGTCTGGTGCTGGGACGTGCGTCCATGGCCATCGTTTCCCTTCGACGCCAACTGGGGCGATGCTGCAAACTGGGAACAGGGCCATTGGCTCTCCGGCCGGCTTGGGGCGGCGCCGGCGCGGGAGACGATCACCGCGCTGCTCGATGACGCGCAGTTTGACGACTATCTCATCGAACCGATCCCCATGGTTGTTGACGGCGTAACGACCGGTTCACTCTCGACGGCGCGCTCGGTGCTCGACGCTCTACGAGCGCCCTACCAGTTCGACGCCATCGAGAGCGATGGCGTGATCAAGTTCGCAGCCCGTCTCGGCCGGGCCTCGGTGGCGACGATCTCCGGAGATGACCTGGCTGTCGCCGGAGACAACCCATCGCGCTTCAAGCTGACCCGCGCCCAGGAAACAGAGCTTCCGGACGCAATCAAGATCGGCTACGGGGACCCGGTACGCGACGATCAGCCGGCAAGCGTGGAGGCGCGCCGGTCGTCGGGTGGTTCGCTTCGGATCATCGAATTCGCCACGCCGGTCATCATGGCCGAGAATTTCGCCGCCGGCATCGCCGAACGTGAGTTGCAATCGGCCTGGGTTGGCCGCGAAAGAGCGGAGTTCGCTTTGCCTCCATCGCGCCTGGCGCTCGACCCCGGTGATGTCGTCGACTTCTTGCCTGCCGGCCGGCAGATGCGCCTGTCGGACATCGCCGACGCCGAGACGCGCCAGGTCGAGGCCTTTGCGGTCGACCCGACGATGCTTGCGCCTGTCCAATTGCCGCGCTCATCCGGGCGCAGTCTCAAACCTCGCCTGTTTCTCGATGCGGACGTGATCTTCATGGACGGGCCGTTGCTCCGGGACCGCGACAGCGATCATGCCGCCTACGCGGCAGGCCTCATGCTGCCCTTCGGTTCCGGAATTGCCTGTTACCGGGAGTCGGGTGCAGCCTTTGCATTTGATTCTCTCTTGACGGTACCCATGACGGCTGGCGTGCTGGAGCATGATTTCTATTCCGGCCCCGCGTGGCGGTGGGACCGGGTCAACACGCTCTATGTTCGGCTCTATCGCGGCGATTTCTCTTCCGCCGACGAACTGGCCGTTCTCAACGGAGCCAATCCGCTTGCTGTCGAGAATGCCGATGGCGAATGGGAGGTCTTGCAGTTTGCCAGTGCCGCAGCACTCGGAGAGCGGGTCTTTGCACTGACCAATCTCTTGCGCGGGCAGAGGGGCAGCGAACATGCGATGCGTGATCCGGTCAGCGCCGGCGCAAGGGTGCTCCTGCTCAATGCAGCTGTCTCTCAAACGAACCTGCCGAGAGACCTGGTTGGACTGCCGCTGCAATGGCGGTGTGGCCCGGCCGGTCGCGCTGTCGCGGATGACGGGTTCATCGAACAGACCGTGACATTGAAAGCAAAGGCGCGCCGGCCACTGTCGCCGGTACATCTGGCAGCATTGTGGGAGGATGACGGTGATATCCAACTGTCCTGGACCAGACGGACCCGGATTGATGGCGACAATTGGGAACAGGGCGAAGTTCCGCTCGGAGAAGCGCTGGAGACCTATGAAGTCGAGATTCTCGACGGCGGCACGATCGTTCGAACCGTCACGGGACTAGGGGCTCCGGCCTGGCTTTATAGACTTGATGATCAAACAACGGATTTTGGCGGGGCGGCTCTGTCAATATCCTTCAAGGTCTATCAGATGTCGGCCCGCTTCGGACGCGGCATTGCCGGGGAGTATCCCTGATGGCAGTTACTCAACTCTCCACATCCTGGCTTGGCTATAACCAGAGCAGCGGTCAACTCGAATTCTGGGATGGAAGCCGCTACCGCCCGCTTGCAGAGGCCGCGGGCTATGCAGCGGTCGTACACTCGCATGCGATCGGCGACGTCACCGGATTGCCAGAAGCGCTCGATGAAAAGCTGCCGCTTGCGGGTGGAGCCATGAGCGGGACATTGTCGCTTCCGCAGTTGGAGCTGCATGTGTCCTCACCGCTCACCGGCGATGAAAATGGACTCTATATCAACGGCATCCGCATCAACACCGATGCCAATCGCCCTGCCGGCATCTTGAGGTCCCAGCAGGCGTTCATTGCAAACGGGACATGGACGCGCCCGGCCGGTATTCGCAAGATCCTTGTCTATGTGTGGGGCGGTGGCGGCGGTGGCGGCGGCGCACAGGGTGGCGTCGGCAATGGAGCCTGTGGTGCAGGCGGCGGCGCAGGCGGGTTCGGCTGGAAGCTGATCGACGTGTCGGCGATCGCCAGCGTTGCCGTCACAATAGGCGCGGCTGGCACGGCCGGGGCTTCGACTGGCGGCACAGGTGGGACCGGCGGAGCCACCAGTTTTGGCGCCCATGTTTCCGCTACCGGCGGCATAGGCGGGACCAGTCAATCGAGCGGCAATTATGGTCAGATCGTCCAGGGCGGTTCGGCTGGCACAGCCAGTGGTGGCGATTTCAATTTCACCGGATCCGCGGGCTCGCCAGGCATCCGGCTCGACGTCAACAACGGCATCGCCGGCCGAGGCGCGTCTTCAGCATGGCTGGGAGGCGGAGGCAACGGCTTTGCTGGAAACACAGCTGGCCAGAACGGTTTCGCGCGCGGCGACGGCGGCGGCGGCGGCGTGGTCGCGGACAATGCGTCCGGTCGCGCTGGAGGTACAGGCGCGACCGGAATGATTTGGATCTGGGAATTCGAATGAGGAAACGAACGTGACAGAAACAACACCGAAACTGCAGTTGCCGCTGATCGCCGCTGCGCAAGCGCAGAAACATGTCACGCATAACGAAGCGCTGCTCAGGCTTGACGCGTTGAGCGGCTTCATCCGGGTCATATCTCGCGGATTGACCTCTCCTCCCGGCTTTGCGGCAGATGGCGATATCTACTTGTTGCCTGCGGCAGGATCTGGTGGCTGGGCCGGGTTCGTCGAGAACGATCTGGCATGGGCCATGGATGGGAGTTGGACCCGCATCGCCCCGACAGTCGGAATGATCGGACTCCTGGCGGACGAGTATGATCGGCAGATCCGTTGGACTGGCTCGCGATGGGAATCGATGACCCGGCTTATGTTTACCCCTGGTGGCGACGGCACGGTGTCGATCTATCGAACCGATACTACCTCGGCCCAGAATCCGCGAACTGCTGTAATTGACAGCATCTCCGGAGATACCATCACCCTTACCAGCGCGATTGCGAACAGTTTTTTTAGCTTCACTATGGGTGGCGTCAGCATGGCGCGGATCTGGAACACGACCCTCAGTCCCGACAGTCATAGCGCTTGGGTAAAGACCTATGTCGGCGCATCTTCGCTCCAGATCAGCGATGTGGCTGACATCGCCGGCTGGGCGTCCGGCAATACCATCCAACTGGGCGATCCGACCAGCATCACCCCGAACCGCTGCATTACGCTGGACATATCCCCGATGCTGATCAATCTGTTCGGCCAGCCGTTCCGGCAGTCGGGCTTGATTGTGAAGGCCAACATGATCGAGGCCGGTTCAACAGCGGGTGACAGTCTGGGCCTTTCAGCAGACGGTTCAGGCGGTTCCTTCGTCAACGCGGCCGTCCGCAGCGCCGGAGACGGCACCACTCTGGTGTCCTGCACCGAGCTCTCACCCGTCTCCAATTCGAATTTGGTGAGGGTGAGAGAGAGCATCTCAGCAACAGCAGGAATTCGCCTGGTTTCTTCAGTCGCCGTGGCGGTCTGACTTTCGAGCCCGAGGTTTCGCAACGGTTCAAGGAGCTGGAAGACAGCGCACAAGAAGCAATGCTCAGTTGACGGATGGACCGGGGCTTTCGCTCCGGTCGGCGGGGCAAGTCGCCAAACCAAACCCGCCGGACAGCAAGATGAGTTAACCGTCACCACCCGCCGCCTCTTTCGAGGCAGACGGAGGGTGACCGACAGATGGTTAATTCGACATGAAGGATGTCAGGTGCGGAAAATGCCAGGCCCTGCTTTTCAGGGCTGGACAGAACGCCACATTGGGCGATATCGAAATCAAGTGCCGCCGATGCGGCACCATCAATCATCTGAGGCCATCCGAGCCCGCGACCGAACGCCAGGAGCGTCGATCAAGGAGCTCAAAGTGTGGCTATACATCCCGGACATGAACCCGCTCTCACAGGCCTTGCCCTGTGCGCAGGCGTTGGCGGCTTGGAGCTTGGCCTCCACATCGCAGAACCCCGATATCGGACTGTTTGTTTCGTCGAGCGGGAAGCCTTCGCCGCGGCCACCCTCGTGGCGCGGATGGCAGACAAGGCCCTGGATAACGCGCCTGTCTGGGACGATGTCAAAGCCTTCGACGGCCGCCCGTGGCGTGGGAAGGTTTCTCTCGTCACTGGCGGATATCCCTGCCAGCCGTTCTCTTTCGCCGGACTCCAGCGCGGCAAGAACGACCCGCGTCATCTCTGGCCCGACATTGCCCGGATCATCGGCGAAGTCGACCCGGAATGGTGTTTCTTCGAAAATGTCGAAGGGCACCTCAGTGTGGGAGCCTCCGATGTCTTCCAAGACCTTCGCCGCATGGGCTTTAGCGTCAAAGCAGGCTTGTTTTCGGCGCTCGAGGTCGGCGCGCCCCATCTCCGACGGCGGCTCTTCATTCTGGCCCACGCCGACCACTACGATCTACACGAACAAGGTGGAACTGGAGTTGTCAGGAGCGGGGATGAAACTGAGGGACGATCCGACCCAGATCGGCTCCCAGATCTCGATCGGCAAGGCGGCGCGGCTCTGGACCATGATGTGGCTTCTGGTCAGGAGCTGGGGCGGTGTGCCGACCGGGAAAGCGACATCCCTCTATTCGCGCCCGCTCCATTTGAAGTTGGAGCCTGGCGGGAGGTACTTGAGCGGAGACCTGACCTTCAACCCGAAATTCTCGGATTGGTTGATGGGCTGGCCCCAGGGATGGACAGACCCAGAGCGGCCGGCAACGGAGTTGTCAGCCTGGTTGCGGCGCATGCGTGGCGAACTCTCAAGGATGAGCATTTGAGAAGGGGATTGAAGCTTGTTTGAAACGAGCGAGTTAAGGCGAATCTTCTAAATCGCAGTAGTGGAAAACGGCTAGTCGTCTTCTGCGAGCTGCTCGCTATCGAAACCTACCTCATCGGGATCTAGACGATCGGCGCGACGAATCCCCTCCGCAAACGCGCTGAATATGTCCTCCGTGGTTCCAAAAATAGTCGTGCTACGGAAATGCTCCGCGACTTCCGCACGGATAGTGTCGGCGGACTTCCCTTCGGGATTTCCCACAGCCCATGCTCGACCGGGGTGGATAGAGTCCCAAGGCGACTTGTTGTTCGCACGGGTTGTCGCGGCATCGCCGTGTTTGCCGATCCCGAACAATATCTTGGTTTCGTTGTTCCAAATCGGCCAAAACAAACGGATCAGATGATTCTCGGCGGCCGCTTGGTAGCCACTTTGCACCGCCAGGGCACGGCACTCGAAATCCTCTATTTCGATACCCTGCACCTTTTCGATGTTCTTCCGGTGCTCGTTCAATCGACTGTAGAGTTTTGTTTCTTGTTCGATGACTGTTTTGGCGCCTGTCGGAGGATCCGCTTTGCCGACATATATGGGCGTCTCAGTGCCTGAGATCGGCCTGTAAATGTCCGCAGGACCATTGTAATAAATCGCGTAAACGCCCGACCCATAGAACGGCGTGATTGACCCCAGCGGATAGCGTTGCTGAGCTATCAAAGCCAGTGCCACGAAATGCCCGATCAGGCGCGGCTCTGAGGGGTCGAAAAAGGCATCGGGCAGTCGAATTGGATCGATGTCGCGCTCCAAAAGATCAAGCGCGTCTTTCAT